AAGTGGCACTTATCCTAACTTTACGATCACTAACTCTGCACCAGATCAGACTGTTGCATTGACGGGAGCAGGGACAACTAGTATAAGTGGGACTTATCCTAACTTCACTATTACATCTAATGATGCTTATAGTGGAACTGTTACATCCATAACGGCTGGAACTGGACTGACAGGTGGAACTATCACAACAAGCGGTACTGTGGCATTGGCTACAACTGCTGTGACTGCTGGCAGTTATACGGCTACTAACATTACTGTTGATGCGTATGGACGGATTACTTCAGCCGCCAACGGAACTGCTGGTGCGTCTATCAGCAACGACACAACTACATCAAGTAACCTTTATCCATTGTTTGCGGCGGCAACTTCAGGTACGCCAACAACAATCTATACGGGTAACACCAAGTATTTGTATAAGCCAAGTACGGGTGAGTTAACTGCGCCAGCGCACATCTCGTCTAACGGCATAAACATTAACTCAACGACAGTAAGTGCTAGTTACACGATAGCAAGCGGAAACAATGGATTCTCTGTAGGCCCCATCACAATTGCAAGTGGTCAGGCAATAACTGTCTCTAGCGGTCAACGCTGGTTGGTTTTGTAAAGGATAACTATGCCATACGGCTCGGTAAATGCGGACTTGATGACCACTTCAGACGGAGTAAGTTCGTCTGGTTTGTATGGCTTTAAAAATAGGCTAATAAATTCAGCGATGGTGATTGACCAGCGTAATGCGGGGGCTAGTGTTACTGCTACGGGGTCTAATTATTCTTTAGACAGATGGCAGATGTTAGCCTCTGTAAGTTCAAAGTTTACTGTTCAGCAATCCTCAACTGTTCCAGCAGGATTTACAAAATCTTTACTAGTTACATCATCTGCGGCAACTTCATTGGGTGCAACAGATTATTACCTTATCACACAAAAAATTGAAGGTTTTAATACTGCTGATTTAGGATGGGGTGCGGCTGGCGCATCTGCTGTTACTGTTTCCTTTTGGGTTCGTAGTTCTTTAACTGGAACATTTGGATTTGTTTTGCGAAATAGCGCTGGCAATAGACTTTATCCTGCAAGTTACACAATAAATTCTGCAAATACATTTGAATATAAAACTGTAACTATTGCTGGAGATACGACTGGAACTTGGTTAACAGATAATAGTATTGGTATTGAAATAGATTTTGGATTAGGCGTTGGCTCTACTTATAGCAATACAGCGGGAACATGGACAACTGGCGGTCTTGGAGTTACAGGCGCAACAAGCGTAGTCGGCACAAATGGCGCAACCTTCTATGTGACTGGTGTGCAATTAGAGGTAGGCAGTACCGCAACAAGTTTTGATTACAGACCTTATGGTACTGAGTTGGCTTTGTGTCAGAGGTACTACAACATGGTTGCAAACTACACTCAAAATGGAAGTGGAGTTGCACCAATCTGCCCTATTGTGTTTCCTAGTGCTACTGACATTAGAGGGCTTTATATGTTTCCAGTTCAAATGAGAGCAACGCCATCTGTTAGTTCTGCAAGTGGTTCAAACTATTTTCGTTTGTATAACGGAAACAATTATTATGCTAATTCGCTAGTTTTTGACTATGGTTCTACTAATGGGATTGGTTTAAATTCTGGCGGTGGAACAAGTGGTGCTACCCAAGGGCAGATGGCTGTTATGTTTGTAAATGCCGCTGGTTCATATCTTGCACTTTCTGCGGAGTTATAAATGTATAAACTAGTTCAGAGTAAAACATCAGGCGAAATAAACGCTGTCCAAAAAGAAGAAAATGGGATTTTGTATAGCATACCTTTTGACCCCGCTAACACAGACTACCAAGCCTATTTAAAGTGGCTTGAGGCTGGCAACACGCCTACTCCCGCAGACGAAGGAACACAATAATGGCGGCACTAATCCCATCAGCAAGCGCAACAGGGTCAGGAACAATGACCTTGGCTGGCCCTTCTACAAACTCTAATCAGACTGTAACGATTCCAGACGCTACTGGAACAATGATGGTTAGTGGCAATATGCCAGCGTTTGGTGCTTATCAAAGTTCAGCACAAACAGGCGTAGCAAACCAAACTTGGACTAAAGTGTTATTTCAAACAGAAGAATTTGACACTAATAACAATTTTGCATCTTCTACATTTACGCCAACTGTTGCTGGTTATTATCAATTAAATTCTGGCATACAGCCAAATTCACTTACATCTGGGAACGTATTCAAAGTTGCTATTTATAAAAACGGTAGTGTTTACAAAGAAGGTAATTTGATACAAACAAACACAGTCTTTTATTCAAGCGCAACAGTAGGTAGTGTTATTTATTTAAACGGTTCAACGGACTATGCAGAAATATATTTAATAGGTTCTTTTGGGGGAACGTACTCTTTAAGTCCTACTACAGCAATGGATAGAACATATTTTAACGGCTGTCTTTTAAGGAGTGCATAAATGACACTTTACGACAAAATCAAAACGCTATATCCGCAACTTGAAAACAAAGACTTTTCTGACCTCATACGTTTACAAAACGACTCTGACGGCAAAGGCGATTACATAGCCAAGTGGGAACATCCAAGCCTTGCTAGACCTACTGAGGAACAATTAGCATGAAGATGCGTGACTTTGCACCATCGCTTGAATACCTACATTCTGTCTTTGAGATAAAGGATGGATGTTTGTATAACAAAGTACAGCGCAACAGTAGAGTTAAAGTTGGCGAACTGTCTGGCTCTTATTCTGGTAAATATGCTTTGGTTGCATTGCATGGAATACCTTGGCAAGTAAGCAGAATCTTGTTTTACATGGTTCACGGGTATATGCCAGTTCATGTTGACCATATAGATGGTGATAAACAAAACAATCACATAGATAATCTTCGTGGTGCAACTGCCAAAGAAAACCAAGCAAATCAAGGCATAACAAAGTCAAATACTTCTGGTGTCAAAGGCGTTTCTTGGGCATCTAGATACAACAAATGGTATGCCTGTATTCGATACAACGGCAAAAACAAAAACCTTGGCTATTTTGATAGCATTGATGATGCTAAAGAATTCATTGAATTAGCAAGAGAAATGGTGCATGGCGCATTTGCCAACCACGGATATAAGGAGAATGTATCTTGTCTGTAATCATTGATGGAACGGCTGGTATCACATTCCCAGTAACAGCGGGTAGTGCTTCTGCGGTGCAAGCATCTTCTGGTAGGGTGTTGCAAGTGGTTAGTGCAACAAGTTCAACTTTAGCAACTAATTCATCAACGTCATATACTCAATTAGGCCCAACTGCATCAATTACACCATCAAATTCAACTAGTAAAATTCTTGTTTCTATTAGTTTTTGTTGTGGGAATAATACAACTGGTTTACATGAAGAGGCCGCAGTTTATAAAAACAGTTCTATTTTGCAAGCATTAGGTGTTGTTAGTTATGCCCAAAGTGGGACTTTGGGTTCAGTATTAAGTTATCAATATTTAGATTCTCCAACTACAACATCTTCTACAACATATTCTATGTATTTTAAAAATGGCGGTGGTGATTCAGGTACCTTTACTGTAAACCCAACGTGGACTTCTTATGGCGGTGGTTTTTCAACCATAACACTTATGGAGATAGCCGTATGAACAAACATGATGCAATATTTGCAACGCATGGCAATATCGTTACTATCCGTGGTGACGATGCTTTTGATGTTCAAGGCAACCCCGTTACCTATGACGAAATAGCAGTCCAAGCCTACATAGATGCTCATGCCTATATAGCCAAACGCCAAGCGGAATATCCAAGCCTACCAGACCAGTTTGATTTGATTTACCATCAAGGCTTAGAAGCATGGAAAACCGCTATACAAGCCGTAAAAGATAAATATCCCAAATGACCCCTGAACTACAAAAATACTACGAAAATCGGTTCTCTACGATGGGAACTGATGGATGGCTTGACTTAATGGAAGATATTGACAACATGATTGCATCATTGAACAATATCAGTACAATCCCTGACGAAGCGACTTTGCACTTTAAAAAGGGCGAGTTGTCAATTCTGACATGGCTGAGAACCTTGAAAGAGGTCAGCGAAAGAGCATACGAGGAATTGGATGAGAAGAATATTTGAATTTGCCTGTGAAAACGGGCATAAAACCGAAAGATTCTGTGATTATGAGACACAGAGTTTTAGGTGTGAGTGCGGAGATACAGCCAACCGCATATTAAGTGCGCCAGCCTTTAGGTTGGAAGGGTGGTCTGGTTCTTTCCCGTCAGCGCATGGGAAGTTCGAGAAAAGCCATCTTGACAAGTTGAAGTCTGAACGTAAGCAAAACTCGTAACAAGAGCGAGTTAAATGTCCTGAGAACGATCAAAACGCAGGAAAAAGGAAAAATATGTTGATTGACAAAGAAGATGAGACGCTAAGTGAGTTAGACGCAGTTGAGGAACAAAAACAACTCCCTGAAACAGAGCCACTCGCCCAAATACCCGACAAATATCGGGAAAAGTCTTTGGAAGATGTGGTCAAAATGCACCTTGAGGCTGAAAAGTTAATCGAGAGGCAAGGTAAGGAAGTCGGTGAGATTCGTAAACTGGCAGATGAACTTATAAAGCAAAACCTTAGTTCTAACAAACAACCTATTGAGAAAGATGAGCCTGAAGTAGATTTCTTTGAGAATCCTAAAGAGGCAATTCGTAAGACAGTAGACCAACATCCCGATGTAGTTGCGGGTCGCCAAGCGGCAAACGACTTCAAGAGGATGCAGATACAGCAGAAGTTAACGCAAGAACATCCTGACTATGTGCAGATTGTTCAAGACCAAGACTTTGTGAATTGGGTGAAATCCTCACCTGTTCGCCTAGACTTGTTTGCGAAAGCGGATGGTGCATTTGACTACGATAGTGCTAACGAGTTGTTGTCCACGTTTAAGCAGTTGAGAGGCGTGAAGGTTAAGCAAGCGAGTGAGTCTGGAGAGACAACCCGTAAGAATAACTTGAAGGCGGCAACTGTGGATGTGGGCGGTTCTGGGGAGAGTTCAAAGAGAGTTTATAGAAGGGCTGACCTTATTCGGCTGAAGATGACAGACCCGAACAGATACGATGCTTTGAGTGAGGAAATCATGCAAGCATACGCAGATGGACGGGTTAAATAACTTAACTTATCGTTTTTTGGAGATTTAACATGGCAACAGCATTTAGCCCGACCAATTCGGTCACAACCACCACCTCGGCAACGTTCATTCCTGAAATTTGG